CGCAGCTTGCACCACGTCTTAAATGCGCCATCACAAAGCACCCTCTCCAGCATCTCGCATCGGTACGCGGGGCCTGACGTTATGATTGGGTAATCTCCCAGCAGATACCGAACATGCTCCATCCTTCCAGCCGTGCTTTTGAGCTTTTCGATAATCGCTGGCGGCGGAATGTTGAGTATGTTGAGTCTGGTCGCCGTTTGCGAATCCGTGAATTCTGCAAGGGTAAAATGGGGTGATAGCTGGGTCATGGAACGCCCCGGTAATGCGCCGCAATCCAAGTTATAGCAGAACCCGCAGCGCCAGCTATGCCAGCAATCCAAGCTATCGTTTTGTACCCGCCTTTGGATTGCTGCATCAAATCGTTCATTTGCCCAACCATAATTTCAAGGCGCGTCACAGTTTCTGTTAGCGACTCGACTTGCTGGAGCAATTTGCCGTATTCTTTCATATCAATCTCTGCCATTTGCTACCATCCTGGAATGCTTTGAATTGTTTTTTGTCGGTTGTATAAGCTTGGCATTTTCACTCCTGTGGGTTGGTAACTAGGGTGCATGGTGCGCCGTTGAGCATGGCAGTGCGCACTACGTCGGTTGGCGTGGCGATGCGGCCAAGATTTACGCCCATGCGTTTTGCGATGGCAATGCACAGCTCGGCGCACTCCCATTTAGCGTCCTCTTGCAGCTCTGCAAACGGTGCGGCCATTGCTTGTATCTGACTGTACGGCTCGCCGACGCGGGATAGGGCAAACGCTAGAGCCTCGTAACCAAATATCCCACCGATTGGCAGGTGGTAAAAGGCCCCCAGCTTGGAGAGCGGGTAAATGCGCACCAGCGGGGTAACTGCCTCGATTACCAGAACTCGCTCTCCAACTACCCACGCCATGCCGACGTGTGAGTATTCGGATTGTGTGAAAAATCGCACCATGGCTATTTTGAAGTCGTGCCATGACCGATACCACGGTGCGCGGTGTGACCAAGCGAGCAAGTCCCCGGACTTGATTTGTGGGCGAATGTTTTTGTAGTTCATCCCGATGCCTCCTTAAAAATAAGCCCGCGCGATCTTCACGGACTTGGAAAAAATCATCCCGCCAAGGCGCGGGTAAGTCACCTCATACAGCCGCCCGTCCTGTGGCTCCAAGAACCACATCTTGCGGGTGCTGTCCATCACCAACACAACGGCATGGCCGCCGATGATTTGGCCGTTGCTGTCGTACATCGTCAGGCCGCAAAACCCTTGCGCGAGATTGCCTAGGCCGTTGGTGGCCAGCCAGCCACGGAATGCGTTTACAAAGTCATCACAATCGCCCGTTTCTGCGATCCACTTGCGCCGACGGACGGGGCAAATCGCTGCCAGGTGCTCCAATTGCTCCCTTGTAGCAAGCCGATATTTAGCGTCCGACTGATCAATAAAAAAATCCGTGCGCAGCGCGGCTTGGGCTGCGATGGCTTTGTGGATGGTGGGCATGTCCACGCACTCCATGCCGTCTAGCGTGAGCGCCACGGGTGGATCAATCAACTCCTCGAAGGCCAGCGTGTTGCGGATGGCGGCATTAACTTCCTGCACCCATTTAAGCATTTCATCCAGCGTTTTCCAGCCCATTTTTTCGACCGCCAAAATGATTTCGTCGGGCGTTTTCCAGAGCAGGTTAAAAACGGCAAAGGTTGGGTCATCTTTGATGCCGCGCGCGACTGCGTAAGGATCGGCTGCGCGGATTGCGTCGGTCAACTCGCTCACACCACCCCCAACTGCTTTTTAACAACCGCCAAAAAGCCAGCCCACTGTGCTCGCAGCGGCGCAAGCAACGTGGCGGTTTTAGCGGCCTCCTTGATCGCCAGCCGCTGCGCACGGATTGCGCCTTGTGCACCGCGCCATGCTGTGGCAGTCGCCAAAATATCATCCGCTGCCCACTTAGCATCCTTGGCCTTTGCCGCTGCCCAGCTTGCCACGCTACTGGGCACAGTGCCCGAATATCCGGCTGATTTGTAGGCCGTCGCGTCGGACTCGGCCAGCATGTACTCCGTGACGCGCTCGCCTTGGACGGAAATGTAAATCGCATCGACTTGGGCATCGACCAATGCTGCAAACGCCGCCCGCTCTTGCGAGGTGGGTGGCAGCGTAGATTTATCTGGCGGCGCAGCAAAGTTTTTGCCGTCGAAAACATCACCCACTCTCACCCCATCCGGCACCGCCATCCACGACTCAGCTTCCAATGCATCAAACAAATTGGCGGGGTCGTTTTCAATCACCCGCACTAACACGCCGTCTTCAACCAGTCCATATTTCATATCGGCTCCTAAAATTTACGCCCACACAATCACCACGCAAGCGATGCCGCCACCTTGACCGCTCACGTAGCCAGCACCGCCACCACCGCCAAAACCTCCGGTATTGTTGGCACCGCCGCCGCCGCCAAAGCCGCCTGAGTAATTGCCGCCGCCGCCACCGCCAAATCCGCCAGACTCAATAACGCTGCCGTTTCCGTAGGTCTTAATCTGCGTTTGTGGATAAGTGTAGGTCGGCCCTTGCCCAGCATGGATGCACGGGTAAAGTAGTGGGTCTTGATAACGGGATGAAACACGCCAAGGGCGCACAAGCCCTATGCCCGCAGTGTTTGCCGATGCTGCCCCAAACGCTCCGCCGGATGCGTTTAACGCGCCCGCTCCGCCAACGCCGCCGCCGCCAAAATAGCTGTGGCTATTGTTGCTACCGTCTCCCCCACCACCAGCGCCGCCCCAGCCCGCGCCGCCTGCGTATGAGTAACCCCCGTTGCTGGTGCGCGCATAGCCGCCCACCCCGCCTGTGCCAAGTGGTGACCCGGAACTACCGCCCCCAGCCAGAGCGAAGGTGCCACCAGCACCTAAATCTTGCGCGTACCCACCGGCACCACCGGAGTACGCGCCGATATTAGTCATTAGCTGCGTGTTGGACACAGCGGCTGTTCCGCCCGCGCCCCCCACCACAGTTTGACCTGCACCCGTTGCAGCAACGCCATCCACGCCCCGGTTGGCGGTCAAAATAGTCTGCCCTCCGACTGACACCGTGGTAACGCCCGCCGCAATGGCAACTGTGATAGTTGCAGGTGTGACCAACGTCCCATTCGACGCAATCAAATCAGCGCGCCCAGACGCAAGAGCTGACCGCAAATCACGCTGATCTATCCAAGTCGGTAGCGTACCGACAAGTTTTAGCGTTGCCCCGCTTGCGCCTGATTGCAATCCGTTGACGATTACCCAGTGTGTAGGGTCGTTCTTGGGGTCTGTCACAGTCGTGTGCGCCAAGATACATCGGTAAGTTTGAAAATCGATCTGGCTGATCTTGGCAGTGATGGGATTTGCCGTGACGGCCACACCAGCCGCCCACGCAGTCGCCCCGGCATACAGTGCGGCTTGGCCTGCGTAGGTTTGTGCGTTATTGGCGCTTGCCGATGATGCTGAGGCGCTTGCCGATGATGCTGAGGCGCTGGCAGATGATGCTGAGGCGCTGGCAGCTGCGTCTGCAGCATTAGCTTCTACATTCGCAAGAGCAAGCCGCATTTCTGGCACATTCTGATTTTTGCGCCAATTATCTAGTGCTATTGATCGAGCCGTGAATGTGGCGCGATCCGCTCTATCCGGCGATGTTGGCGCGTCCGTTAATGTTGGCGGCGTTAAAACTGGCATGATTATTGCTTTCTAAAATACACCGGGTACAGATATTGTAATCGCCGCATGATTGGCGTGATAGTAAATTGATCCTTGCCCAATTCCAAAAGCATCGACCCCTGCCTTTGATTGAGTATCGCTCCCGATCCATGCCACTGGCTTCGTCAGCACATCTTTTAGCGTGGTTAGTATCGACGGTGCCACATCAACCGGGCATGTGATTCTAAAATCTATGCCTGTACCAGCAGCTCCGTCAACGATAACATTGTTCCCGGCATCGTCTTTTTTAACATAGCTATTATTTATCGGCTTGGCTGACGCTCCAACCTCTACCCCGCCAAACTCAATATCATCCGGCAGCAGATTCCGTAAGTCCCCGAAAACGATAGCTCCGAGTTTTACCGCGCTCGTGCCATTTGTAAGCGTCACTGTCACCTCTGGGTCTGCGTAAATAGTTAGCCCAGACACCAACTTTGTTGGTACTGTCCTGATTTGCCCAAAATAGTAGTCCCAATGATCAATCGGCGGCTCTTGCAAATCGCTTGAGTACGTGTAGACAACCGCCCCGCCGGGAGCGTCTTTGATGCTTATTGAGATAGATAACGCATCGACCCCATAAATTTTGATAGAGTCAAAAACTCCCGGGCGGAACACCATCGTTATAGGGCTTGTCCCGACTGTTTGGTTTGCCCTCTTGTAATCAAGACACGACCACTTGTTAGTGGCGCGGGTATCCCTCCAGCGCGGGGACGATCCGCCCAGCGCCAAATGTGGCGACGCCGAATCAACGCCACCGATCAAATTTGTATAAACGCGATGTTTAGCCGCCAAAATTACCTCGTCACCCACGCTGTAGCTGTTCGCGGCTGACCAAACTGACTCCCCAGTATCAGGCTCAGATACCGTGCTGCTTGTCAGCAATGAGTCAGTGACATTGACTGGGATTAGGACATATGGGGCGCTCATACTGTTACCACCGTCACGCGCAATGGAGCTTGTTGATTTCGGCCTTTTAGAGTATCTGCTTGGCTTTCGGCGTGTTCGGTGTTGATTTCCATTACTTCTCGCAGTAGTTTTAGCTCTCTTAAAATATCTGCATTGTCGCTCAAACTCCGCGATCCATCGCCAGAAAAAAGTTGAGCCGTTCTCTGCGCATCAATTATCCGGCTTGGCCCCGTCACCTCTAACTCGGGGCCATTTTCGCCCACCAGCCTAACGCCACCGTCGTGCAAACCACCCGCCGCGAACTTCGGCACAAAACCCGGCAATGCTGATTGCAGTTGGCCGAGGTCACCCACGTCGGCTAGCTGACGGCCATCAGAGTCCATTACGATGTAGCGCAAATTTCCAGTTGCTGGCTCAATTTGTGGCTGTACTTGCAAAGTGGCATCTTTGTAATCTATTGCAGCGAGCGATGTATTTTCGCCGCTGCCTTGATATGTATATTGTGTCCCAGTGTATGTACCTTGTAGTGTTTGTTTTTGCCCGGCATCATCCCACACCGACCTGGTTCCACTCAAGAGCATCCCCAGCACAATTGGAGCGGCCAAAACACCAAGACCAGTCATCATTGATCCGCTCAAAATGCTTCCACTTGCCGCTGCCGTGCTTGTCGCAGCGCCGCCGCCTGATGCCACTAGACCAAAATCACCCGCTGCCCCTAGCGCACCGCCGCCTGCGAGCGTGCCAGCTGTGGTGCTGGCTGCTACACCGCCGCCTGTGGCTGCAATCCCCCCAGCTACCGCCGCGCCGCTGCCTGTGCCGCCAAGGCCTAGGGCGGACGCTGCGCTGCTTATTAGGCTGCTTCCGCTTGGTAAGCCGACAGCCGAACCAATTGCAGATCCAATAGATGATTTTATTCCGCCGATTACGCTGGACAGCATGCCACCAACGCCGCTAAACGCTTCGGAAAAAACCGAGGTGATGGCATTTTTAAGAGCGCCGTCAATAATGATGCGCACCATCGCATCGCGCAAACTTGCCCATTCGAGCTTGCCCTTTATGACAGCGCTGGCCAAAGCTTCGCCAAGTCCATTTGCGATTGAGTCCGTTGTTTTTTGCCATGCATTTTGCGCATCAACCGCCGCCTGCACGTGTATGCCTTGCTGCTTCAACCCGGCCAATGTCCGCAGGCCTTCGGCTTGGTTTTTGTACTGCGTAACAAGATCAGACCCAAGACTATTTTGCTCAGCCCACGCTGCTTTTTGCTCAAGAGTTGCAGCAGTATCAATATCTTTCTGTGCCGACAGAAGCACCAGCTCTTCTTTGTTAAGCCCTAGCTTAGACGTGTGGTCTTTCACTTGGGTAATTTGCGCCTCTATCCCCAGCGTAATCGCATACTGCTTGTCCAAAAAGTCAGCATTTGCAATGGTGTTTTTCTTGATCTGCTCTTCGTCATTACGGTGCTGAGTCACGAGCTTTTCTTGCTCGATTGCTTCTTGCGACATGGCAACGATTGCTGCCGCTTGCTCGGGGTTTAGTTTTAGCCGCCCGGTGCGCAAATCTTCCAAGATTTTGATTTGCTCTTTTTGAGCCGGAGTTAGCTTGCCAATGCCCGTGATTTCGGCGTTCATTTCGCTCAAATTTGCCGATAGCTTTGATGTCAGCGCAATGTACGCGTCCTCTTGTTTTTTGATTTCGGCGGCATGTTCGCGCGCTGCTTTTTCCGCCTCTTTTTGCGCGTTTTTTTGCGCCTCAAGTGCTTTTTTGTTGGCATCCAGCACAGATACCATGTCCATTTTTGGCTTTGTTTCTTGCGCCTCGATGCCCGTTTCGCGCAAGTCTTTCATCCGGTCGCGCAGATTTTGCCCAAGCGTGGTTTTCCCCCACGTTGCATCCAAATCCGTCTTAAGGTCTTTTGTGATGGCAGATTGGGCGCGTTGCGATTCCTCCATCGCATCCATTGCGCCCTTAAAATCACCATTGACAGCTTTGCTGACTGCCGTTGCTACCCCAGTGATTTGCGCCCCGGCAATAGCAAGATTTGCGCCGACTACTTTGCCGACGCTTGTAACAACTGCTTTCAGCCCCTCAAAGGCATCTAGCACGTAAGTCGCCCCGGTCACCGCGGCTCGTGACCAGCTTGTGATACTTCCGTCCTTGGCCAGCTCGGATATGCTTCCTTTTAGACCACCGCCTGATTTTTCGACCGTCTTGTAAGCCTCGGACATTTCCCAAAGTGCTGGCAAAATCCCAAGCGATAGCTCTTTCTTCCAGCTCTCGCCGTTTTTCTTGATTTCCGTCAAGTTGTCGCCGAAAGCGTCGGCCATGGCGGCCTGATTTGCTCTAAGTGCGACTTCTTGATCGGTCAATTTTGCAGTAATAGCACCACTTTTTTCTGCCAAGTCTGACAAAAACGGGATTAGTTCAGCGCCCGATTTGCCAAAAAGCGCCTGCGCCGCTGCCGACTTATCCGCGCCGTCGGCGTACCCGCTCATGGCATTGGCCACGGCAATCATCCGCTCATCTGGATTTAGCTTTGTAAATTCACCAAACTCCAGCCCCATAGCCTTGAGCGCACTCCCGGCCATCTTGCCGTCTTCAGAATTTGCGATAAGCCCTTTGGATAGCTTATTTGTGGCCGATGCGACCGTCTCGATTGACGTTTCTGACAACCCGGCGACACCGCGAAACGCGCCTAGTGCGGCCTCGCTCATGCCAGTTTGTTGTGCTAGGTCTTTTAGCGATGCCGTAGCATTGATTGCGCCGTTGACCATCGACGCAAACGCGCCGACGGAAGCCACGCCAATGAATCCAATGAATGCGTTTTTAGCAACATCAACGGCACTTGAAATAGTGGCCACCGATGCATTGACTTTATCCGCAGCCGCGTTTACTTTTGCGACTAAATCTGTGGTGTCTGCTGTAAATACCGCCTTCAATCCGTCCATGATGATCCTTTACAGCCCTAGCCAAATATGCGGTCTATTGCATCGTCAATTTGATCGCGCCGTGCCTGTGTTGGTTTTTCGGAAAATGGGGGAAGGCATGATTTATCTTTTGCCTTTACAAGCATTGACAAATATTCCGCGCTCAAAGATCGGATTACACGCATCTCCCACGGAGCTAAGTCCGTCCCGGTTAATTGCGCCCACTTTTCCAAGTCGATCCAATGCAACCCCCTATTCCCACTGACCGGCCCCGCATCAAATAGGTGCTCGACTAGATAAGCTCCTGCACCAACATTCGGTAGTGCCGGGTCAGCTTTCGCTGCCCTTAGCTTGTCTAGCCTCGTTTTTCCATCATCTTGCGGCGCATGTAGCCACGCAAGCTGACGTACGTACAGTGTCAGCTCTTTTGCGAGCTGCCCGTAAAATTTTGCCAGCTCACGATCCCATTTTTGACTTGATCTGTGATGTAATCGAGAGAGTGGTCAGAGTAAAGAGATTGTGCCGCTCCAGCATCTGATTTGCCGTCGTAACAAAACCCGTTAAGCGACACGGTGCAGTCGGCCAAAAACATTGCAGCGTCGGATGATTGCTCATCCGGCGTGAGTGCTGTCCCGCCGCTTTCTTTCATCATCGCCAAAATCCGCGCTTGCTGGGTAACTTTTGCTTTTTGGAATTGCTTAGACCCCGGGCCATAAACTGTAACGCTCAATTGCGCCCCGTCATCGCCCATCAACGGCTTCCCGTCGGCTGCTTTGAGCATGCAGTCAAATGTATCGCGTGCGGCTACTTTTTTGATTTCAAACATTTTTAGCCGATCCTTAAGCCGCGTTTGCTTTGACAAAGATCACCCCTGCCGACGTAGATGTAATATCAAGATCAACGCTTCCCATTGTCAAGTCTTTCGCCCCGCCGATTGTCTCGGTATTTGCCAAAACCAAAGCGCGGAAATATCGGATATCGCCGTTTTGCTTTGTGATTTTGCAGCTAATCGGGCTTTTTGATGTGGTAGCTGTTTCGATCACAATCTGGCCAACATCATCCGTATTGCTCAAAAATGGTATTGACACTTTTCCACCATCTTCCGTCGTGATGTACTTTTGGACAGCCCCACTTTCAAGCGGGGTAAACGTCCCGACTGTTCTTGTTGATCCAATTTGAGGGATTGACTCTACCTCGCCAAACTTGATCCAAGTCAACGCAGCATATCCCGCTGCGTCATAAGTAGTTGGTGCCGTCGCGCAAACGTGCAGAGTTGTCCCTACCGATGATGCGCCTGTTGTATTTGCTGCCATGATTTGTCCTTTACATTAATTGCAAGATCACCGTCCCAGACCCATCCGGGTACGCTTGGGCAATCTTGTATGTTCCAGCCCCAAACCCAGACGCAATCACAACTTGCTTCCCTTCTGGGTTTGTTGGCACGTTTTTTGCTTGCACCATTAGCTTTGGGCTTGATCCGACAGTACCCATGCCATCAAGCGTGGGATTGTCGTATCCAGCATCTAATATTCCGCCATCAATCTCCGCGCCATCAATCGTTATCCCGTAACTTGTGCTCAGGCGGGTAACTACCACCGCATTTAATCGGTCGATGGCGGCGGCGAATAAGGGGGGCATTAGGTCGCTACTGGCAAATATTGGCCGATTTTCATCGACACCGTGGCCGATGGATTTGCAGCAGCTGCTACCGCAACGCCAACGCATTGCTGCGCTGTGGTTGTTTTGTTGACAACCTTATTTGTGGCATCCCAAAACAAACGGTCGCCAACAGCGATTGCAAGCGCGCTCGTCTTTCCGATTGTCACAACGCCGTCGGTCAAAAATTCGCCCTGCGCGTTGGCTGCAACGTCATTTTGCGCAACGCCAAACAGACCAGCTCCGAAAAGATACCCAACTCCGCTAGCAACTGCTGCGGTTGGTGTCAGCGAAAGCATTTCGCCTTCTTGAATGTAATTTTTCATGTCGTTTCCTTCTGCCGGGGCTATTGCCCCAGCGGTTAATGGTTAGGCCGTGGCTTTCAAAAGTCCGCGATGGTCGATTGCTTTTGCAGCAAAGTCCAATCGGCACTTGTAAGACACTCCGTCGGTTTCAAAGCCAATTTCCGACTCGATAACTGGGCCGTCTGCTCCGTCCAGGTAGCAATACTCTACGGTGTCCACCTGGTTGGAGTTTGCTGCCAGGTACCACGCCGTAGTGCTGTCGGCATCCAGCACAGGCTCAATAATTGGAGTTACCGCAGTACGACCACCAGCGCGGAATTCGTTGATTTCGGCCTTGGTGCTGGGCACGTAGTTTGCGCTAGTTAGGTTGTACGCTGTTTGCTCCAATGTGGCCGGGACAATCAGGTAGGACGGGGCGAGATTTAGCTCCTCACTTTGCAGCCCTTTTTGTAAACGCATCTTGGTGCGGCCAGCCCCAAGGGTGGCAATTGCCAGCGCACTTGACGTAATCAGATTGGCGTGATTGGCGTGGAAAAGTGCCGTGCC